TCCTGGGTATTAAGCATTTTGTTAGTCTTAAAATTATTTTCAAGTATTCTTTGATTGATAGCTGTAAGCGCGTTTTTACTTCTGCCAAAAATTGCGTTTGATTTTTCCAAAAAAATTGTTTTTAGATTTTCCAAAAGTGTATAATATTCGAACGAGTTTTCTTGTGTTTTTACACATAGATTATACATCATTTTTTTCCATAATTCAAGAAAATTTTTAGCCCGTTATAAACCAAATATCTTTTAGTGTAAGACTTTTTTTATTTATACTTCCTAACATTGATTTTTCTTTCTCTGTAAGAGTAACATTTATAATTTTACATCTGTATATATCAGATAAAATGCTCCCTGATATATACGCATCGGGATTTACATTTAATAAAACATTACTTTCTATGCTTTCTACTAAAAAAGCTCTTTGACTAATAACGCTAATATAAATAAACTCTGAAGTTGATATTTCTTCATTGAATAAAGTTTCCGTTCCATTAACTTTATAATTATCACTTAACTGAGCCGTTCCGGTCATCTTTACTGTTGAAAGTAAGTATCCCCCTTTTATCATTATCCTTTCAGGATACTTCGTAGTATCCCCTATAACGCTCCATCTTATTAAATCCAATACATCCTGAATTCGATTAATTCTGTTCCTAAAATCAGTATCATTATTCGCTACATTAGCTGCAAGCTCTTCAGTAAATATTTCCCCAGACTGAATTTTAGAATTATCTACAGGACTATAACCTCTTGGAAAAGCCTCCGAAACAGAATAGGATACTTTTTTCAATAATAAAATTCCTTTTACAAAAGAGTACGCCAATATTGCGCTTTCATAATTAATCAGGCTTTCATTGATTTTGTCTTGTCTGTACTTTATGTCTTCGAACAATTGTGTTGTAGGAATGTCTGTGTGTTTTAGATTGTCAACAGTATGCCTTGACCTTTCATCCGTTGTAAAAGTTCCAATAACAGTTCCTATTTTTTCTATCATCCAATCATATAAATACCCATTATACATTTTTACCCTCTCTTTCCATAATATATATCCCTATAATATGCTTTTCTATATTCTTTCGGTATCATCTCTACTACCTCATTTTCTATAACTAACATTCCTTCTATTTTCTCAGTGTTTTTTCTATATTCAAACGGTATTTTTAATAGAACGTCATCGAGATACCTTGCTTCAATCTCCTCAATCTCTTCATCAATATATTCTTCCGGAATATACAACCTCGTATTATTATACAGTTCTTGTGTTACAATTATATTAAGACGATGATTTTCTGCAAGTTCTGCTACAATTAAGCTTCTTTCATATATTTCTATTTCATTATTAATTATGTTTGATAACAAAGTATAGTCTACTCTTGTATCTTCAGGATAATTTGTTTGGATAGTCAAATCGCTCCAATTCGGAAACTCTCCTGTAATTTCTATATAGAACAATAAAAGAGCATTGGCTTCTCTTCTCTGCTTCATCTCTATATCTATTATGTCATAGTAATTCAAAATGTCGCCATTTTCTATCTTTCCAATATCTTTTCTAATCTCACCATTCTTATATAAATTTATCATTTGTGTAAATTCCTTAAAATTTGTCCCAAGCAGTTCATACTCAACTCTGTTATTTCCCCAATCAATTTTTTTATTGATTATTTCCATAAATTCCAATTGTTCACCCCCGGATACCCGTAGCTTAAGAGCATTTTTATTATTTCATTATGACTATTAACTATAGACAAAAAACTATTATTAAAAAATTCTTTTTCTATTATTTTATCTACCTTTATTATCTGCTTACCGTTATCAGCATATCCTATTGAGTTATTTTCAGTCTTCCCTACATAGTCACCCCAACTCGTTTTACCAATTATAGCCCCGGCTGTAAATTCTTCTAAATCCCCTTTGATGCCTCTTTCCCCTGTTTCATTGTTTATTATTTGTTTATGTCTCAAAATTATGTAATTGCCAGCTACAAAGTTATCTTCAAAACGTACAGATAGGACTATTGTCTTTGTATAATCAGAAAATCTTGAAAAGATATTATTTGCTATATTTTTCAATGTTATCATGTTGTTTGTCCCCTGAATGCTTACTTCAAAAGGTTTTTTAGGCGTTATTCCATATTTTTTTACTGAATTTTCATCAAAAAAGTAATCTTTTCTCATGTATTTTTTTTCTTCAAAATTATACTGACTATAAATAACTACATTATTTACAATTTTCGTAAAATCATTTTTTTTCCCCTTGACATCATATATTTTTTCTTCATCTATGATTAACTCATTATTAGGGGTTATATCACTTGAAGGTTGCTTTTGCTTTTTGAAGCATAACTTGCCTTCACTATTAATTAGAGGAAATACATTCAATAGTATAAATATCTGTTCCTGCAGAAAATCGATTGGTCTTTCAATAGGATCATAAAATATAAAACTAATGCTCTCATCATTCTCCAATCCAGAAAAGTCGACATATTCACTCCATGTATCTCCAAAAAGTACTTTCATAACAGCTTTTATAAAGTTTATTGCTGTTCCTGTATAGCTTATTTTCCACTTATCCGTATAACTTCTCACAAATTCAACCGGTAATCTTCTGAACCCGTATTTTGTATAAAATATTTCCAACTCGTCGTTTGAAATATCGGATAGTTCTATTTCTAAAATAGTTTCTTTGAACTTCTCTAAAATATCCGATATTTCAATATCATAGTATGTTTCATAAGGGTCATTGCCGATATCTCTCACTATTCCGGTATAAACTTTCTTTAAAGTTTGACTATCTTTATTCGTTAAATAATAAAGGGTTGCTTTTTTGTTTTTCAAATTATTTTCATTACTTTCAAGACAAGAATACAGCCATTTTGATATACTTTGGTTAAAATTTGTTATTCTGCAGTTGACAGTACTTATAGTTGAGGTACACTTCTGAACATCTATTTTTTGAGAAAAGCCCCCAGTAATAGTAAGTGAGTTATTTTCACAAAGTCCCTCAACAATACTCGTTGAAAAATATTTTATCGGATTTGTTTCTATCTCAAGTAAATAATCAACGTATTTGACATCTCCATTATTGTCTATAATTTTCAAGGATAAATCACTTCCTTTAAAGGTATTTTAATCTCAAAAGATTTATTTATAGGTTTTGGTTTTATTTCCTCAAAATCATAATCAAACTCTACCTCTTCCGCATTCGGCTCTCTATATTCGTGTGAAAAAATACTGCATTCCTGAATATTTATTGTCATTTTCCCCGGATATTTTCTGCTTTCAAGATATTTCATAATATTTACTTTCTCAATTTTTTCAAGATTTTGAAGTTCTAAAATATACTTAAACTCTTCTTTTTTTATGACTGTTTCTTTTTTACCGCTCTGACTTACATTCTCTACCTTATCAGCTAAATAACCATCATATGAAAACGCCCTGATTTTCCAGTTTTCTATTTCAATTCCAAATATTACCATATCATCCTCCTACTCCCCGGATTACATACCCATCATCCAAAGCATTCCAAAGCTCTGGAATGAGCTCTCTTATAATTGCTGCCTTATTAGTATGAATCACAAGCTCTTTTACTTCATTTTTTGATTCAGTTTCTATAACGGAAGTTCCGAGATAATTGTTCGTAGTCTTATTTTCCTCTTCCGTTGTTGTCGGGTTCATATTAATTGCCTGTGCGGCTACTCCTGCCGCTGCTGCCACTGCTGCATCTTCCGCAGAAGCAAGTCCAAAAGCTGTTGCCTGTGCCATGTTGCCCGTTGCCAGTGCTCCGAGCGCTAATGCTCCGTTTTTAAGGGCTTCAAATGCAAATTTTTGACCTTCAGTAACAAGATAATCCTTAAGCTGTTGTTTTGCCATTTCTCTCATTTCTACAGCTCCAAGTTTACCGCTTAAAATAAGTTTATCAGTCATGCTTTTGGCAAGATTCATGCTTTTTTGCTGGAAATTTGTTTTCATTTCTTCAATTGCTTTTTCTTGACTCGCTTGCAGAGTTCTTTCAATAAGATATTTTTTCCCCTCTTCAGCTATTCTAAGATGATTAATTCTATCATAATCAAAATTCTTATCCGCTATTTTCTGCAATTCCTCATAATGGACTTTTGACATTCTCTCTTCTTCATCCATTATGCTCTTTTTATAGTTTAGTGCATTTTGTTCTGCTTCAAATTTTTTCGAATAGTCAATAACTTCATTTGCACTTGCTATGGCATCATTTAAGTATTGGTCATGTTCTGCTCCATAATATTGCATAGGGTCATAACTTACTTTAGCAGTTTCTTTTACTTTTATTAGTTTTTCTTTTTCTATTTCATTATTAATATCATTTAGAGCTGTTTCTGCTTCCGGCACATTGGATATATCAAAAGTATCTTCATAGTTCAAATCTTCTTTTTTTAATCTTTTTCTTTCCTCTTCAGATTCTTTTTTTGCCTTATCTACTCCTTGGTTAAAAAGTTCCTCTTCATACTTGGAGTTTCTTATTATCTGATAATTTGGTTCCATAACAAAAGTTCTATTATCTTCAATTTTTTCTTCTTTTCTTGTTCCACTTTCAGTTCCTGTGGAAGCAGCGTTTCCAGTAGGTTTTATATAGCTGCCTTCTTTTAGCCCGCTTTGGTTAATTCCTATAATATCTACATATTTTTGATTTATTTCTTTCATATTATTTTTAAGAGTTTCTTGCTTTTCTCTTATTTTTTCAATTTCATTTTTATATTTTTCTATGTATATCATTGTAAGCTTTATTTCTTTTGGAGTTTCTTCTGAATTTAGGTCAGGGCTTTCCACGGTTCTTTCTCCGTTTTTTCCAATACTAATCGTGGTATTACTTGCTATATAATTATCAAGGTCAACTTCTTCCTTTTTAAGTTTTTTTATCGTTTCATATTCATTAATCTTTTCCTTAGCAAGTTGTTTTTCTATATTCGACATTTCTTTTTCTTTCATCGCAAACAAAAATTTATTTTCAAGTTGCACATTCACATCCGAAAGTGCTTTTGCTATATCTTCATACTTTCCTTTTTCAAGGTCAAGATTCCCTAACAGTTCCGGGTATAGTTCTTTCATCTTATTTATTGTATCATGATACAGTTTAGTTTCTGCGTCAGTCAAATTTATTTTTTCTCTTAAATCTGTATATATTTTTCGCATAACTTCAAAACCGGTCTGTTCTTTCATCGCATCATCTACTTTTTTCTGTGTTGCAATCAAGTTTTCGGTCTCTTTTATTGCTCCTGTCATTGCTTCTGCAACTCCATCTACAGCAGGTTGAACGAAACTTCCCAATACTTCTTTAAAACTTGTCCAGGCATTTTTCAGTTGGTCAAGCGCGTCTTTTTGAAGCTGTGCCTGTCCTCCAAATTCTGTATTTAACTCATTTAGGATTATCTTTTGTGCTCCATACAAATCATTCTGCTGAACCAATAATTTTATCTCTGCCTCTTGCTGGTCTGACAGCATTACCCCAACTCTTCTTAATGCAGTTACTCCTTCAATTGGATCTGATAACGATTTTCCAAGCTGCATAGCAGAGCTTTGCAAATCCTGCTTCATTACTGCCGACATATCAAGCATAGCACTTGTTGCAGTCGGCAATGCTTCTTCTCCGATTCCTCTGAAGGTTAAAAGCATTTTATCAGCCTCTAAAACCTGCTGGTCTGAAAAATTTGTCAGTTCTTCCATTTCCTTTGCATAATCTTGAATCTTATCACTTAAATCTGTTGTATATATTCCCATATTTTTAAGCTGAAGGTTGACCCCGTCGACAGCATCCTGCTGATCATCTGCTGCATCTCTAAACTCAATCACAGCTTCAGTTGCCATTTTTAATCCGGATATTATATTTTTAGTTATTTCCAGCTGTGCCATTGTCCTGAGCATTAAAGATGTATTTCCTATTGTTTCTCCAAGTTTTCCAAACATACCACTTGTTTTTTCAGTTTCTTCCTGCATAGACTTATTTGTTTTGTTGCTTTCATTTTTTAATTTGCCTGCTTCATCTATTAGGTCAAGCATACTTTTCTTGAACTTTTCCAAATCAAGTGTTGCCTCAGTCTTTATTTGCAAATTTTCTTCATCCATTGCATATCATCCCCACTCTTCTATTTTTCAATCTGTACTTTAAAGCTTTTAGTTTGCTCATTTCCTCTTTTATTTCAGTTTTTTTCACTATTTCTATTGATTCCTTAACTATTTCTCTGTTTCTGTTATATATTTCAAAGTATGCCTCACTATCCCGTGATTTTGCATACAGATGATTTTCTACAATGCCAAGAAGTCTTATAGTTTCTATTGACTCTATAACTTTTATTTGCTTGTAGAGTTCCAGAAATATATAAGACTTCATTTTTAATGTTTTTCTATAATCATACTGAGGGTAGAACTTTATGAAACGAGCAATCATATAAAAAGCATCAACTCTTGTTTCATAGTCAGCATTTATTCCGTTTTTTTTTCTTCTTTCCCAATTATTAATTCTGTCAGTATTTTCTGCAATCTTCTAAACTGACCCATTCTCAATTTTGATATATCAATTTTCAGTTCTGTCTTTTCTATAAGATAGTCCACTATCTCTTTTTCACTTTTCAGCTCCTCTCCTTGCAGCTTCTTCAAATACTCGAAGTAGTCTGCAACTGTAGGTTCTTTTACAGGAAATATTTTATCTTCAAATCTTATTTCTTTTTTTTCTTCGATTTCATCAAGATTGTACATCATTTGTTTACTCTCCTATCGTCAAAAGTTTTCCGTTATCATCGAATAATGCAACTATTTCAAGTTCATATACTGCCTGTTCTCCAGCCTTACCCTTTTTAGATATTTTAGAAGATATAGTCGCTTTGCCATAATGAATATCAAGAGATTTATCATCTCCCATTTCCGCTGGATGAGCCAATACTTCAAACGTTTTAGCCTTTTCTCCTATTTTATTTGTGATTTCAATTTTTGTTCCGCTTGTACCCGTTACAGTTGCTCCGCCTGATAATTTTTCAATCATTGCTTTATCTATTGCAGATACTCCAACTTTTATATTTGATTTCTGACTTTCTAAAATTCTTCCTACAGGCGTTTCTCCTGTTTCGACAGTCTTCACATCAGCATATTTTTCTTCATATAAAAATTCAGCCTCTGTCTTTGTTCTTTTTATTGTTATACCTTCCGTTGCTCCGGCAGCCGTTATAGTGAGCGCAATTATTCCAAGCATCATTTCATTCATTTTATCTATCCCTCCATTATTTATTTCGTAGTCTGTCCCCATTGTCACTATTTCTGTTATTTCGTCTCCTGTCAATATTCTATTGTAAAACCTAAGCTCTAAAAATTTTCCTGATAACCCTGTACTTAAAAAGTCTGCACCTCTTGAACCTATAAAAAACGGTCTGTATCCCAAATCAAATGCTATGTTTGAAATGCCGGATACTTGAGTTCCGTTTTTATATACTTTCAGTGATTCGTCCTCTATTATATTGCTTGAAAATGTTATAATATAATTATCCCAAACATTCATATCAAAAACACTGTTTGATACCATCCCCTGAAAACATCCTATTCCGAGCAAATCCTGTGCGGCTTCAACATAATCTTTATTCACATACCTCACTGCAAAGTTATGTATATCTGAAAAATCATCTGCTCTGCCAGCTGTACAGCATGAAATTATCTCTCTTATATCAGATTGTGATTCCTCTTTCATAAAAAAGAACGAAATTGACCATTCAGGCGAATCCTCTATTCCATCTTCTTTTTGAATTGCATAATCGGTTATTCCGTCTAATACAAGTGCATTATCAAATACTGCAGGAATCTCGCTCAATAAGTCGTTGCCATTTCCAGAAATATCACTTAGATTTGTTTCAAGCGGATAATGTGCAAGCAGCCCATCATCTAAAGTCCCATTTATCCCTTCATTTGCAGTCATTTCAGCTCCTTTCTATTCATATGCTTTATTCAATTCCCATCCGTTCTCTGCTGTATATTTATATTTTTCCCCTTTGAAGTCCTCGGGAATACTTTCCACGTCTACAATTTTCGCCGTTCCTATTTTCATATCACATACAATAAACAGCACAATTCCATTACTGTTTTTTACACGCATATTATTACTTGTTAATTCATACTCATGATGTCCTGCATATTTTACCAAGTTTGAATCTACTTCTACACATATTTGCATAATAAGTTCTCCTTTCTAATAGTATATTACATCTAACAAAAGTGATATATTAGTCCCTTCTGTCACAGCAGCAAGCATTACATACTTCCCGCCAATAAAGCATAACAACTGAAAATACATATAACTTGATGAATTTCCGTCATATAAAGTGCCAGTCTTAGTTTGAGTATAAGAGTCTCCATCTGTACTGTCATATAAAGCATGTTTTAAGTCATAATTATCAAACCAAACAAGGTAAAACTGATTTACTTTCTTTGATGCTATTGTAATACAGTATCCGCCAGAAGCAGCAGCCACAAACACAAGTCCCCCAGAAGTAACGGTTGCACCAGATATACTTAACACAGCATAATAAACATTAGTAGTTGTATGTATAGTGCATACAAATTTATCAGTTTCTATTTTAGCAAGGTACTCTCTTGACGCGTTCCTTTCACTATCTAAAACAATGGCTGTTCCTGGAGTGATGACTGTACCCGAAACAGTGGCTGCTACAGCGTATGGATATCCATTTGCATTATTTCTTACGTACACACAGAACCCTGTAGTACCATTAGCTTTAATATCGATTGATGTTGTTCTTACACTGTATACAGAATACCAAGTATGAAGGTCGATTGTATCGCTGGAAGAAACAGTTGCAACATTTACATCAGCCCTATTATAAGTATCATCTGTAGTCTTGGCTATTAATAACGTATCTGTCGTAAGGCTGTCAATAGAATACTGTAGTTCAGAAAATACTACCCCGCTCGAAATGGAAGTAGGCGTCCCTAATGTTATCGTATTATCAGCATTCACAATTCCATGAACTACATACAAATTTGTATCCGATGCCTTTCTGTATATGCATGCAAATTTATTATTATATCCGGATACTCTGCAAATTGTTTGACCGCAAAATTGCTGTCCTCCTGTGTAAGCTCCCGCTGAGCTTGATAACACAACCTTATTACCTACTTTTTTATAAGCAGCATTTGAAACTAATTGTACTGTAGGGTACGCGTTATTAGACCTGTCAGTGTATAGTATTATAGATAGATTATTCCCTAAGTCACACATTGATACATCAAATCCATCAGCTCCTGTTGTACTGTAGTTATTTTCTATCTCGAAAACGCCTTCTTTCTTTTTAATCGCCGGAAACGGAAACATAATATACCTCCCTTAAGCGCCGGCAGTCCAAACGCCAGTAAGTGTTGTAGCCTTCCAATCCCAAGAAGATGAACCTGTTTTAAAAGTACAAAAATGTATCGCATTTCCCTGCTCAGGTGTAACTATTGCGCATTGATTATCAGTTCCAGCTGTACCATCAAGGAAAATTTTATCGTTAGTTCCTGCTTTGAGTTTCCATTGGTAACTACCCTGTGTAGTTCCCATTATAGCAACAAAATTTAATCCCGCCTCAGCAGTTGGAAGCGTCGCTGTAACTGTTGAGGCTCCTTGCCCATAATTAGTTATTATTGTACCGCTGACATTTGCGACTGTTAGAGTTGTGTTACTTGCTACAGTAACTTCCGTAGCTTTGACAGCTCCACCAGAATACAATGTATCGAAATAAGTTTTTAAAGCAGCTTTCAGAGTTGAAAATAGAATTACTATTGCTTTACCAGCATTCTCAGAATTAAATATTACAATTTCATCATTGTCTGCTATTGACCCTTTTGCATTACCTTTATTTTTAAATTGAGATATACTTATCATCTATCCTCCTATGCCATTATAGGCAATAGGGGACGTTTCCGTCCCCATAGATTTAATTACTACTTACACAAAATACTTCACTACAAAAGTATCTCCAATATCCAGAGCAACAGGGAACTTTATCTTATCCCCGTTATCAGCATCCTGCGATACCCAGACAACGTCAACAGATTTCCACATCTCCACGCCGTTTTCAAGGACTTCTATTGTATTATCATCTCTGAAAGCATTCGCACTTGCGCCAAGTATTCCCTTAACTCCTGCACAATCTCCGCTTGCAGTTGTTACCCCTGCGGTTGCCCCTGCTCCTGTTGTAAGCGTTATTTCCTCGTTTGCAACAAAAGCAGTCGTTACGATATACTTTGCAACTTTCTGCACTTTCGCATTAGGAATATCGCTTATCATTGCAACTGTTCCATCTTTGTCAGGGAATGTCCATGTCCTTGCTGCTGTTGCTGCTGATACGATTGCACTAAGAACTGTCCCAGCTGCATTCTTAATATTTATTGCAAAGCCTGTAAGTCCAACATATCCGCCCGTTGCATCTTTCTTTGAAGCATCTTCTGGAATATATCCAACTCCCACATCCAAGATATCCCAATTGTCATCTGTCTGACCTGGAGCATCTGCAAGAGCCCTTATTGAATATCCCTTCTTTACAGGCTTCGTACCAAGTACGCCATCTGTGGAAATATACCACAAGTCCCCTTTAAGTATAGCTCCCTCAGCACCGGATCCCCCTGTTGCCGGATACGCACTTGTCGCAGTAGGGTCATAGTTTCCTCTGTCATCAAGCAACCCTACAACCAAACCATCTGCATAAGTCTTTACTGCTTTTACGGAAGGATACTTCGTGTCACTTGCTGCATCTGCTGTAATATTTGTAGATTTGTTTGCCGTTGCCTCTTTACTTAAAATATCAAGTAAAGCCAGTTTTAATACTTGAACCACATTCATCTCTCATTACCTCCTGATTTTTTTTATTCCCTTTCGGGTTTCTAAATCTCCCTCTAAAATTTAGAACAATATTATTATAGAGTCTCCTGCACTTAAATTATAAGCACATGAAAATGATTGAAAATCTTCATATACAATATCTGTTCCTTTTGCCTGATCAACCCCGTCTATTGTGATATACATTCCTAAGTTCTCGTTGAATACAGTTGAATTTATACCAAAATCAACTGCATCCCCGCTTATAGTATGTTTTTCTCCTGATGAATTTGCATTGATAACCGTTCCAGCTGTTATTTCTTCTGTAACAATTATCTTTTTTATTTTTGACCAGCCCCCGGTTCCGGCATCTCCTTTATCTCCCTTATCCCCTTTTTCTCCCTTTTGAGAAAACAATGAAGCTACTATAATATTTTCTACTATATTCAATTGTTATCACTTCCTATGCCGTTTTAATTTTTCTATAACAGTCCATCAATCTATATACTGCCATTAATTTCACAGCATATTTTGGATCCGTTGCATAACCGCCCTTCTGCAATGCAGTATAAAACTTTTGAGGATTATTTATATTATCTTTAGCCTCTTTATATCTTGTATAACCCAAGAGCCTTGTAAGATAATCATTAAAAAATTCCTCGTAGTTCGCATATTTTCTAAATTTAGCCATTACAGACATTTTTTTGCCGTTTATATATTCCGTTGTCTTTGCTTCAACAAAAGGCTCTCCTTCTCTTGCTTTTATGTTACCGAGATTGTAACTGCCATGAATAACCGATTTCAAATAATTTGTCTCTAACGAGAATTGAGCAATAAATATTACTGCATCAAATTCTTTGAATTGCTCTCCAAACTTTTTTAAAGGCTCGTATAACTCAAAAGCTTTCTTATAATCCTCTTCCATTACTCTGAGCAAGTTCAATATTTTTGCAAGTTCTTCTGCCGTTTTTATCCCTGTTTTTTTTAATGCAGTTTCTATTGCTCCATTCGTATATTTTCCCTTTATTCCATCATCTTTTAAGCCAGCATTAAAAAATTTATTTAAGTTTCTTTGCAATGCCTTTACATCCATTTTATATCACTCTCTCTATCAACGTTGTATCGTTATCTAAATATTCAAAAATAGTTTTTGATTTTATCTCTCCATTCCTCTCATCATACCCTAATATCTCTTTTGTTTTCCCCTGGCTTCCCTGACAATATTTATCAGCACTACTTACAGTATCACTTTCGTTTACTTTCTTAATTATTGTAATTTTATATTGCTGGGACTGTTCTAATGCTTTCGCAACATATTCTCTGAAAGCAATTTCATTTGTTATCTGCTTCATTTCATTGCCTCCTTACATTTTTGCTAAATGTTCTCTTACTATCATTCTTATTTTTTCTTTAAGTCTCGGAGAAAATCCAAGGTACGGTCTTGCCGGTATTCCCAATCTTCCCATCTTTGGACTTCGTTTTCCTGCCTCATATTGTCCTAATTGATGTATCCTTCCGTATTTTATATTTCCCCCGACTCCTATAGACACACTATTCTTTTTTATATAAAATCTTGATCCTACTCTTTTCCGTAAGTCCCCATTAAATTGAAGTTTTTTATTTCCATCTTTAGGTTTTTCCATCCTCTGATATCTTCTTATAGTTTCAACTGACCACGGTACCCAGTCATTTCCTTCTGGGTCTTTCTCTTTTTCAAAGCATTCATTTGCTGCCGCTATCATTGCTATTCCTATATCTTCAAGTATAGACTTTAAATCTGAAACTTTTTTTATCTTTTCAGAAATTTGTTTTTCAAAATCCGTTAGATTAAACTCAAGTCCGCCCATCCCAAAATCCTTCCGGGAAAACACTTGTTGAAGCTGCTTTGAATACTCCTGTTTTTCCGTCCATTAGATTTGTCTTATTTTTTTCTAAAACTTCTTTTTTCATTGAAAGCAAGTTGTCAAGCATTTCCTGCTTTCTAAACTTATCCCTGCTATAATCATTTGGATATTCTGCAGCAAGGCAGTCGTATATTCTATATTCAATATAGTATGTCATTACAAGTTCTTTTTCTTCATCTGTCAATTTTGATATATCAAAATAAAATGAAACATATACGACAGCTTCAGCATTCCAGTCAGCCTCATAAAAGCTGACCGGTTTGCCTAATGTACTTTGAAAAATATTTTTTATACCTTCTGGTACCATTTTAAAGTACCTTTGCTGAGTATATACCTCTTATATCTGTTGTTACCGGAATTGAGTCTGACTCTACAAGCAAGTATCTTCCACTTGGGTCTTCCTGTTCCCAGCTCTTCACAAAGAACTCCATTGCAACATCTCTTCCCTCGATATTTCTTGTGTCTCCTATTGGTCCAAACTCAAGAGAAAATGGAGTCAGTGAAGATGTCAAAACTATCCTCTTTGGATCAATATAGTCTTTTGCATTCCCTGCAGTATCCGTATATTTTGCTTCATAAGTATATACCGATTTTCCGTCATACTCTCCAAGATATCTGTATCCTCCCACGTCAAGACCCTGCAGTCTCATTGCTCCCGTTGTAGCCTGAGTATTTAACATCTTTTTTACATCATCGTCTGATAAAAATTTCAATCCTGCTTCAGAACCCATTATGAGAATATCAGGCTTATATCCCGCTTCCATTATTTTCTTTTCTTTCTTTCTCAAGAACTCCAATTTAGAACCGTTTCCGCTCCACAATTCCGCAGCCTCAGCCTCTTCAAAATTTCCGCTTGCAGAACCTAAATCAAGAGTGAACTTATCTTCTGAATCTTCAACATCAATTTCTATTTTTCCTGTTGTCATAAGCTGTCCTAAAGCTATTTCCCACATTGTAACTACCTTACTTTTTAAATCCGACATCTCATCTGAAAGTCTCATTGTTACGACTTCTTTTAATCCGTTTGTTGTATTTGTCGGCATCAATAATATTCCCAAATCTTCTATGTTCAGCATCTTCTTAGGTCTGAATCTCGGAAGTTTTACCAATACAGGAGACTTTGCCATTTTATCTACTTCCGTCCCTGCTGCCAATCTTCCAACTGCTTTTATCGCTTTGTTTGCTCCGCCTGAATAAACCTGAACTTCTATTGTATCTTTCATGTTTATGTGCCTGTTTGCAGGATTATTCAATTTGCATAGTGTCTGTAAAAATGTGTATGGCACGGTAGATTTTTTTAGTATCGCAAGAAATATCCTTAATTCTAATTCATTCATATTATTTCTTCCCTCCTTCCAAAATATCCTCAACTTCTTTTACTACTTTATCTGCATCTGACAACGCTATTTTCTTATCTTTTCCATAGACTTTTGTATCAACTTTTGGAACTGCTGCCACAAGGTCATCTATCAATCCGACAATATCTTTTGAACTTCCGTCAGACAATTTTATTTTCCCTGTTGTGTCTGCTTCTCCAAGCAAAATTGCCTTTGCTTTTTCTGCAACTGCTGGCGGAACTCCCTCATCCTGCCATTTTTTTACTTTAGCCTCTACATCTGATTTTTTCTTTTCATCAGCCAATTTCTTATTTTCTTCTGATAACTTTATCGCTTCAGCTTCTTTCTTTTTAGCCTCTTCTTTTAGTCTTTCATTTTCCTTTTTCATTGCTTCAATTTCTTCTGCTGTCATCTTTGTTTTGCCTCCTACTTGTATTTTTTCTATTTCTTTTTCGCTCAATTCTATTTTTGGAACATATGGATTTGCAGGTCTATTTGTCAATGCTGCTCCAACTAAAACTTCTCCGGCGGATTCTCCAGTCTTATGGTCAAGATAATCTTCTAATTCAACACTCATATATTCAAATTTCTTATCTTGAATAAGTTTCTTTCCTTCTTCGTTTAATTCTACTGTAATTAGTAAACCGTTTTCAAATTCAGCCGCTTTTATTTCTCCATATTTTCCCTGATAATCATTATGCTCTATATTTATCGGTGGGGGATATGCCGGAATACCGTTTTTGAAATTGTCTACAATCTTTTGTATTCTCTCCTTTTTAAAATCAAGCTCGCCATAACGTGAATCATATATTTTCCCAATAGGCAGAATCAGATATTTATATGTTCCGTTACTGTCTGCCAATTTTATAAATATCTTCATAATCTAATCTGCTCCCTTCTATAGATATGTAACTGCCAAAGATTCATTTCCAGGTATTTTAATTGCAGTCCCTTTTACCTTTTCCGTTTCTTTCTTTATTTTTAATTCCTGCTCCAATTCTTCTACTGCTCCGCTATATTTATAGCTTGCGGTTTGTCTCAAATCTACTTTTACTCCAGGAATTACTTTTTTAATATCATCTCCATTGTTCTTTAGAAGCTTGTACTCAGCAATTGCTGCTCCTTTAATTTTTTCCAGATTTTCTTCTACCTCTTTTTTAAATTTGTTTAAATCAACATAGTCCTTTAAATTGTTATAATTCACAGGTACCTCCTACTTTCCAAAGAAACGGTTTACTGCAAGCTCTATTCCAAGGTTTATTGCCTGCTCTGTATATTTTTTCCCGTCCTCTATAAGCCGTTTTTCTATTATCTTAAATGCCAGCTGATATTTTCCGAGTCCCTTATTATCCAAGATATTTTGAATGTCTCCGCTTTCTAAAACTATTCCATATTTTTCCGAGACTTCTATCCCGATATCATTAACATCTCTTCCCGTGTTATTTATCACAAATTCCCCGATATTCTGCACATTCTGCACAGCCTCATTTATTTCCTTATATGTATTATCCAGAACATCGCCCGTCTTTCCTGAAAATACCTCCTGCAAAAAGTTCAACTGACTGTTTACTACTCCAACCAAAAATCCAGCTACCATTACCAAAAACTTTACCATCTCAAATCCCCTCCGTTTTTTATTTTTCTTTCTTCAATCTGTACTCCACTCTCTAAATTTTATAACTTTTTCATTTTTCTTTTCCCTCCTTTTCAATTTTGCAATTATCTTTTTTATTTTTTTTATAATATTCATATGAAACGCCTCCCAATAAATCGTTTTTGACCTGTTTGGAGCTGTTCAAAAATCGTTCGAAAGAACTTAAACGTCCAATCATTCATATTATCCCTTTTAATAGCTTTATACGCCGTTTATTTTAGTCCAAACTTTGTAGTCAGAAAAGTCTGTTAGAACTTATTAATCTGATAAAGTCCAAATTTTTCTCTTATTTTATTGTAGTCTGATTCATTAATTATTCCATTCCTTGCGAGTATATCTATTATTGCTGAATACTTTGTCAGTTCGTCATAGTCCTCTTTCTTATCTTCTCCAAATCTTCCTATCTCGGAATCATTTCCAAAGTTATATTCAATAACTTTTCTTACCCATTGTTCCAGAAATACCTCTCTTGCTTCTTCAACTATCCAGTCTGTCATTTCATCAAGAATATCTTTCTGAGTATCTGATGTTGCTCTTCCTCCTGATGATTTACCATCTTTCAGAACTGCTCCTATATAGAATACACGATATATCAAGTCGTCTATGTGCTCCATTGCGGTCTGAATTTCCTGAGAACCTCCTGCATCTGCTTTGATTGCCTCTACATTTTCATCTACTCCAATTGCTATGTGTTTCTTAAAATGCAGGTTTTCAAGTATTTTCATCATTTCTGATGCGTTATTTGCTTTCCCGACTATGAGCGGAGATATGTAACTCTCAATATATCGCCCCCAGAACTGCATGAATATTGCCTTGATTGCCTGCAATCGATTCATTTTCGTTATCTTTGCTGTCTCTCTTATCCATATAACCATTTTATCTACAGGTATATCTGTACACTCAAAAGTATAGATATTTGATTCTCTGTCATAATTTGAAAGCATACTGTCAAATGTTATTATTTTCTTTGTCCAGACCTTCCCGCCCTTAAGTTCCCACACAATCTCACTGCCAGAAAATCCATGTAAAAATGATTCTTTTACCATTTTCTTTACATTAAAAACAAGACTTCCTTTTAGTTTGTCTATATTTTCTCTCACAAATGCCTGTATTTTCTCGTCTTTGTTATAGTATATTCCAAATTTCTTGGCTGCTCTCATTGAGAAAATATCTGCTGCAGTATCTGCCGTTTCATCTGCACTATACATCAGCCCGACTAAAAGCTTTGAAAAGCTCGAATATTCTAATCCATGTTGTTTCTCGTCCATAAAGTACCTCCATTTTTGGCTTTAATTTCCTCTTTTTTTAAGGGGAAATGTTAAGAAGAAAAGGGGTTATTTCCAAAAGCTGAATGTATTTCCAAGTTTTCTCAAAAATCCTTTATCCTCTTCGCTCTTCTCCGAATACGCATAAGCCGTGGAACCATGTCTTATCGTGTCAACAAGTCCAGCTACAGCATCCGGTCCATCATCGTTCTTTCCTTTTGGATATTGTTCAAACTGCTCAATTAATTTTTTCATGTCTGCAGCTCCAACAAACTCCTTATTTACTATTTCCCCTTTTACCTTAATCGTTCCATTTTCCCAGAGAGGCACAAGCCCTTCTATTCTGCTTTCCTTGCTTCCCTTTGGTATGTGCCCGGCTATAGGCATATACAAGCCCAATTCTTTTGATTTTTCATCAATCCATTGTTTCCCTATTTCCTGAAATGCTATTGCTTCCATTGCCGTCTTTTCCTGACGTTTCAGTTTGTAATCCTCCAGCACATAGTCCATCATCTTTTGAAATGTCGTTTTCTTCAGGAATATTTCAACAACGTAGATTGTTTTTGTTTTAAGCCCTACCTCTCCATTAATAACTGCGTGGTAATCTGATTTTTTATTCTTTCCTACCGCAGGATCTATATATCTGAATTTTCTTGTTTCTTCATTTATAGTCTGGAACGTGTGCAAAGTCTCAGTTTTAAATACTTGGTTTTCATAGTCAATCGGTTCATTCTGGTATTCCTGAGAAAACATTGTGCTTCCCATTTCTTCTCTAAGGCTCTCTAATAATTCTATAGGGAACCTATCAGCCCATAGAGGGTTTCCATCCTCTTTTATCGCTTTATATATCACTCCATTGTATTTCTTAATCAGGTTTCTCAGAAGGCTGTCATGATGCAGTATTGTCCCTATTACAAATATCTTTCCTTTCTTCGGCTCAAGTGTTGGCAGAACTGCCGAGTAAAGCCATTTCCAAAGTTTTTCTCTTTGTTCAGGGTTTAGGACTCCCTTATCATCTTCAAGGTCATCACAAATTATGAGGCTTGGTCTATATTGTCTGTAGATACTCACACGTATATTTTGACCTTTTCCAAATGCTGATAATCTTACTTCATCATTTATTGTAAATTTACTGTCTCCGCCGTCTATCTTGAATTTTCCAAAATCGTGCAGGAGTCTCTCATTATGTTCAAACTCTATTTTTATTCTGCTTGTAAAGTCTTCTGCTGCATCTTCTGAGGTTGATATTATTACTATATTGTTTTCTTTCTTGAATATTGCCGCCCACAAGGGATATGCAAACGTTGTATGAGTTGATTTCGCGTGTCCACGGGGAGCAGCAACAGGTATTATCTTATTTTTAGATTTACCTTTGTTTTCAATCATGTCTATCAATTCTATGTGAAAATCGCATGATTCATCTGTAAAGTAGTGCGGCAGGTAAGTTCTGCAGAAGTAGAAAAAATCTTTCTCCGATTTCTTTAATCTCTCTTTTTTCTTCTCTTCTGTATCATTTTCAAAAGGCAGTACTTTCTCAAGATTTTCAAGCAGTTCCGCTTTTCTTTTTTCGTATTCTTTTATAGTTGTTCTTTTCATATTATTTTCCTGCAGGTTTCCTGGATAACCCTCTTCATCAGGATGCCTGCCTCTCTTTTCTTCCTTTGTTTACTGTATTTGGTAAACACTACGTTTTTTATTTCTTCTGTCATTTCTTTTATTATTGACTCTATCACAGTGCTTACATTTGCCTTGTACTCCTCGTCTATGCAAAAGCTATTTATTCTGCCTCTTGTCTCTTCCATTCTTGTTGATACTTCTGTCTCTATATCTTTTTCTATTGTCTCTCTATTTTCTTCAACATGATTGTTTTCTATTATTTCCATGATTCTATCTTTTATTGTATAGCCTGTATTTTCAAAGCTTAGGCATGAGAATAATTGAAAGTTTTTCTTTGTCTGCTCTCTTATTACACTTATTTCTTTTTCTACGTTTTGGTACATGGTTATTGAGCTTTTTAATTCTCCTATTGTTTTTACCATGCTGTCTTTCATATCTGTAATACTTGCCGCAAGTTTATCCTCACTTTTTTTGTTTCGCGGACGTTCTATAAACAGATAATACAGAACTAAAAATATTGGGAATCCTACCTCTTTGATTATTGTCAATGATTCGTTCATTTCCCCCACTTCTCCTCTATCTTTTGATATACTTTCCTTGCTATCTTCTGCCATGCCTCTATCTCTTCAGGAAACTCTTCTTTGATTGTTTTCGTTATCAGTTCCATCACGTCTGAAGCTGTTCCGAGGTAGTCTGCCGTTTTTTCAAGTTTATTTATCATTGCTGCATATTTTACAAGTGAGTCTGCCACGCCGGGGGTCATTAATTCGTCAGGGTTTTGTCTTATTCTCATTACGACTTTCTTTATTGAAAATGTTATCAGTTCTGATATCTTTTCCGGGGATAATCCTGCCATCTCTTTATCTTCGTCCCAGTTATCTTTATTTTTCCACGTATACAGGGTTCGTTTTGAGATGCCAAGTTCTCTGGCAATCTCTTCCAGTTCTTCCCCGTGTATGTATTTTTCTTTTGCTTTTTCATAGAATTTATCTTTTAATTCCCCCATATCTGCCTCCTGTGTTTCGCTCTATACAGGGATTATACTCTTTTTCGCTGATTAATAGGAAAGTCTTGAAATTATTAAGAAAGTTGAGAAATTTGAGAAATAAAAAAGGCTGAATGCTTTTTACGCAAACAGCCTTAATTGTTCATATTTTTTTTCTTCATATTGGCTCAATAGCCTTGATTCTGTTTTCAATAGTTCGATACTCGCTTCCGATATTTTTATTGTCCGTTTTCTACTGCCTATCCCGCTCCATGCAGTTCCGCCTATTCTGCCATCATCTAACATTCTATAAACCGTTGCCGTCGATACCCCTAATTTTTTAGCCGCCTGATGTACGTCTATCATTTTGTCTTCTTCCAACTCGACCGCCCCCTTGTTTCTTGCTCTAAGCATTTTAGTATATTTTTGGGGGCTTGTCAATACTACTGCGCATATCTACAAAATGCAATTTATGAAAGATAAAATTTATCAGTTTTATCTCTCGAATCAGTTTCTACATAGAAGGTATTCAAATTTATGTTTCCTATTTCATCTTCTTGAAAATCATTCTTATAAGTAACATTTTCTTCAGTATAAGCCTTAAAAGCATCTATAAATTCTTTTGAATATCCCGCTTTTTTTAACACTTCATTATAACTCATTTTCATCATCTCCTTATTGGTTAGCCATTCTAAATAAAGAATAGTTTTTTGATATAAAAATTTTATAACAGTTCGAAGTATCAAACAAATAGTGTATTAATGCCCAAAATTTTCTAATTTCCTCATCAATTCCTAAATCTTCAGTTTTTGTGATCCTCAACATACATTCATCATGTGCTACTTCTCTTGTTATTCCATGCCCATGACTTTTCCAAATCGAATGATTGCAAAGCATTTTAGCTATATCCTTTGCCTTATCTTCTCTTTCTTTATCACTTACATCGGAACCATCAGAATGTTTTTTCCAATCTTCAAACTTATAATTATATAAATAAGTTGTTACCAATTTTATCGAATATTCACTCGCCCCAATTGCACTTCCTATATCTTTAGGATCAATATTTGACAATATTTGCATGTCTGTCCAATTTGGTTTTAATCCATTTTTTATATTTTCTTCTCCCTTTTTCCTAATATCATCTATCAAAGAATTTATAGACTGTGCCGGAACATATCTTCCTTGTTTATTAGGAACCTGCGGATCAATAGGTCCTATATAAGAACTTTTATTCATAATTATTTCATTTCCCGACATAACGAAAATGGTACCTGCGCTCATCGCCATACTCGGAATAATAAAAGATACTTTATCAAATCTTGGTCTTAATTTATCAACAAATTTTGAAACCTGTTGAGCCGAACCTCCACCAGTAACAACTATTATATCTAACTCTTTTACATTTTCTGGTACAGTATCTATCATTTCCATAAAGGGCAAATCATCAGTTTGATCTATTGAAGTTGATGCATTAATTTTATTACTAATACAATTAGACATATAACATACTATTGGTCTTCCTCTCTTATCGGCAATTAAATCTAAAGCCTTTACTATTTCATCTGCCAAATTAATACCAGAAATATCAAATTTTAATATACTTTCAAACTCTCTTCCTTTTTGCATAATACTAAGTATAGATGTCGTTTTAGGTTTATAATCACCTTCTTTTTTCTGTGGAATTTCGTTATTTTTAAGTTTTCTGACCACTTTTTATCTCCTTTCTCCTACGAATTGAACTGAATATTTTTCCACATAATTATACACTATTATCAACATTTTATCAACATTTTTTTATTATATTTAATAATATTTTATTATATTTCATAATGTTTTATCGATAAAAAAGCAGAGTTTTTCAACTCTGTCTCTATAGTACTATTTCCCCTCTTCTTATCTTTTCAGCCTCTTCCTTTGTAAATCCTAAATCCTCATACTTCAGGGGTTTATTCCTCGCTATTGCATCCTCAAATAACTTTATATGTTCATTCAATTTCTCTTCATAGTTTTCAGGTTCATGTCCTTCATAAGCTATGGGAGAAAAGTCTACTGTATGATACTCATTTCCTGAAAACTTATACCCTTCATCATTTACATCTTCCAGTCCGTTCTTCTCATTATACTCGTCACATGGTTTTTCAAAAAAGTTGTCATATTTCTCATAAGTCTCCCAATATTTTTTCTCCAAATCTTTTATACTCATTTTATTCCCCCCCTGTTTTTATGAACTCTTCAAATGCTTTTACTACTTCCGGTATATGTTTGACTGCAAAATCATACATTCTATCATTTTCAATCTTGCCTTTATGTGAATTTATTCTAAATAAATTAGCAAATACTTCATGATAAGGGCTTGCTTTTCTTTCCCAATATTCCTTTTTATGTCCCCATATATACCTTAGTTTTCCTTTTGATAAGCCATTGATTATATCTTGAATTGCTGAAAATTCTCTTTTATTTAATTCCTCCCTTGTAAAACTTTTTTTCATATCTTCATCAATTGATTTTCTAAATTCTTTTGCCTTATTGCTTCTACCATTTATTTCATTCAAAGCATTTTCCATTGCCTTCTGAAAATTGCTTTTTATCCCATTTAACTCATGATATTCATTATAAGAAATTGTCTGAAACTTATATGCTACATCATTTTTGTTTTTGTCCCAATGTGCCATATTGTCAATATAATGACCTATTTCATGAGATACCGTATATTGATTTTCTCCTTCTTTACTTAGAGTAACCGTTTTTGTTCCATTTACATAATAGCTGTCTTTACCTTTTCTTATACTTAATTCTTCACTATATTTATTCAACACACTTTTTATCTCTTCTGGAGCATCTTTGAAAGTCTCATCATATAACTTCTTCATATCCTCTGTTGTTATATTCTTTAGAGATGTTTTTTCTTCCGGTTCTATCTTTGTTTTTGGCTTCTTCCCACCGTATGCAAAAGGATTTCCCCATGTGCTGTCAACCTTTTCTACTTTTTCCCATTTGCTGCTTGATTCGCCTCCGTATTCTTTGATATAGTCCCATTTGTCTACAGGTACAAGTATTGAACGGCAATTTGGATGAAGCGGCGGAGTATTCTCATCTATTCTTGAGTCATTAATATCAAGTATAAGTCCGTGTCTTCTGCTGCAAATTTCTGTTGTTCTATCATCAAGTATTGCCGAAAATCTTACTGCTTTTACAATACCTCCGTTTTTATTGTTTTCTCTGAAGGTTTCTATTCTTCCATAATTAAAGCATTTAGTCGTCTCAGTTCTGGCAATCATTGCAAGCCGTCTTGGTATCCATATTCCGGTTGCTATGGATACCTGCTCTTCTATCTCTTTCTGTGTCAATCCTTCGTTTACTGCTTTTCTCATCACATCAGAAATATAATCTTTTTTATCCTGGTCATATACATCTTTTATTTTTATTGCGTATTCGTCCCAGAAGTCGGCTGCTCTGTCTATGGAGCCTTTGGCTGCTGCTATATCCTCATCATCTACTATTCCGTGAATTACCTTTTGCCAAACTCCTTCAGACATAAGCTTTCTGCCCTTATGTTCAAGCCTTTTTATTTCGTTTCTGGCAAGTCCGGTTCCGAGAATAGTTGCAGTTGTGAACAATCCTTTTATAGATTGTACTATATTTTCATCGGTATTATCAACAAATTTCTTTTCTATTGTATCGAGTTTTCTTTTGTACAGTGTTGCATCAATCATTTTTCCTCCTGTTTAACCACGAATTAAACGAATTGCACGAATAAAAAGATTATTCATCTTTTACCCATAGTATTTTTTTATGCCTTTTCTTGTATGCACTTTTAAGGCTTGTAAAACTTCTAAATGCCCATGTATAATAAGTAAATTTTACCTTATTTTCTAACTTTGCTTTATATTTTTTCTTTTCTTCCCTAGTAGATAATCTTGCCATATCTTTGTAAAATTTTAGGTCTCTTTTACTTTTCATCTTCTTTCTTTCAAACCAATATTTCTTTTTGTTTTCTTCAGTTTCTGCACCCTTTAAATACCCGTTTATGTATACTTCCAATACAACATTATTTTTATATATACTCTTATGAATACTAATTTCATCATTATCAATTTTTAATTTTATGCCTGAGTATATTCCAAGGTTGCTTTCAATCTCTTTCCAAACTTCATCCGTTACTTCTTTTTCCAACTTTCTCCTCCTTTTGCATCCTGAAATACAGTGCTTTCATACCCTCAATAACCTTCTGCCCATCTTCTACCGTCAGCCACTCCAATTTTGTCAACTCTTTTCCTGTCTGTCTTTTTATGAAACCATTCAATCTCTCCGGGCTGTCTTTCCATCCAAGTTTAAATTCATAGTATCTTATTTTCTTTATCTGTTCTGTACTTATCTTTACCTTTTTTATCTTCTGTCCTTTATAGCCAAGTTTCTCAAATAGTTCCATAAATTTGAAGAACTGTTTATCTGTAAGGTCTTTACTGCTTTTTACATCAAATGTTAATTCTAAAATCACTCTATATTCATTTTCCGGCATTCCTACTGCATCTTTTGCTATATGTATGACTGCAACCTTTTTTCTGTCGAGCATTCCAACTCAGCCCCCTTCCTCTTCTCATATTCTGAAATCCAATACACGGCTTTCTCTTTTTCGCCGATATATACTGCATTTTCTGTGCTTTCAATGCCATTTTTTATATCATGTATGCCATGAAATACAAGTTTAATATCTCCGAACTTCATCTTTGTATATGCTCTATATACCTTCTCAAACTCAAATTTCATATATTTCTCAAGGTCTTCTATATCCATTGTATTTGCTTTTACCCATCCGCCTATCGACTCTATTACTTTATGCAGTACAGGATCATCAAATATCACAGTCCTATATGCTCCGTATGTTCTCATTGCCAGCTTTAATTTGTCTTTTGCTATTATTGCTCTGTCTGAATCATTCCCTTTTGCTTTCTCAAGTATCTCAGCTGGAAGCGGCAGTCCTTTATATACCCGCTCTTTTATAATCAAGCTTACAGCATTTTTGTACTCTTCGTCGCTTAGTTCCTGCAGTGCTCTATAATATACTTCCAGAAGAAGTTTTGTTGAAGCAGTTTTAAATACTTCACAGAGTACCGTAAAATACTCTGCGAATATTTTTTCATTAAGCTTCTTTGCGCTCATTTAGCCATTCCTCCGCTGCATGCATCGTTTTTTCTGCCTCTACAGATACGTTTCCTTTATCGCTTGCCGTTATTTTTGTATTGAGGTAACTCTCAAATTTTGTTCCAAATAGTGTTTCAGGTCTCAAAAATCTATTCATTGTTGGATTGTTTTTCCATAGAACCGTCATATTATCAACAACTTTTTTAAAATCTTCTTCTCTAAAACCCTCTTTTATTCTCGCCGCCATTAGTCTTCTTGTTTTTACTATATCTGTTCTAAATTTTGCTTCTGCTTTCTCATTTAGATAGTTTATTATTTCTCCAGTAAAGCTGATTGATGACATTGCCTGTGTCTCATCTCTTATATATCCATCACAAGCAATCACATTATTATTTCCAATACCGTCTCCATATATTATATTCTCAGCTTTACAGTCTGCTATACAATACCTGCAGGTATCACATATATTTTTCTTACTGTTTTTTACATCTCCATCATATTTTTTCATCTTTTGCCTCATTTCTCCTGATATAAAAGTCACTATCCTTTGTTTTCTGTGCATTTAATAAAAGTCTTTGTGCTGTAGTAAGTTCTTCATCTTCAAACTGCATCTTTAGAAATTCAGTTAAAGCAGGAGTTATACTCAAAGTTTTTCTCTCTGCTAAAACTCCTTTTAAAAGTTTGAATAGTCCTTGATTTCCATTTACTTCAATCTGTTTATTAAATTTCTCTTCTATAATCTTTATAGCCTGTCCTGCAAGCGTTTCATCGAGTACAGTAGTGGTTTTATATGTCACTATGATTTCAAGTCCGTCTCCGTTGATTTTAATACCCTTCTTCGCTTTTATGCCGTCTGTTAATTTAGCCTTTTCCATTGCATATTCGTATATATTTTCTTCCGTCCATCTGTCAAATTCTGCCTTTGCCTTTTCAAATTTAGCTTTCTCTTTTTCATATCTTTCAACTAACTGATTTTCTACTTCGAGATAGGCAGGGACAAATACCTCCAGCCCGCCTATATTTTTCTTTATCATTTTCCCGCTATTTTTTAATGCTTCTTTTGCTTTTTCCAGAATACTTTTTGCCATTCTTTCCCCTCCAAATTATTATTAGTCCCCAGCTTGCTATCATGCTTACTGTACCAAATATTACTACTCCTATTATATCTTTTTTATTTAAACTCAATTTCCCGCTCTTCACATCGTCTATCAGTGCCTTGCTATACATCCCTAAAGCTATAATGCTTCCAATCAGGTATATTATACCTATCCATTTCAATATCTCTGCCATAACTCAAGTTCACTCTCCTTATTTTTTCTTTTAATTCTTTCAAATCAAATACTATTATTTTCTTTAAAAGCTCTGTTCCATCATCGATTTTCTTATCTTTTGTAACTGCAATTTCCGATATTCTTTTCACAAGTTCTGTCTGTTTCCATGCTATATCATCTATATACCCGCTTACCACTTCATACTCAGGCATCCCAGGAAAAATATATCCGCATATGCCTACTTCCAATTCTGTTCTCATACTTCTCTCCACAGCATCGTGTATATACTGACTCATAAATCTCTCTCCTCCTTTACCAATGCAAGAGCACAATCTGATTATCCAGCCGAGTATATACTGACTCATAAGCCTATCTCCTCTCGCATAGCCATTATTTTTTTATTTAGTTCAATATTTTTCTTTAGCAAAGAATTTATTTCCTTTGTATTTTTTATTTTTTCAACTCCAATTTCTGCAAGTTTTTTCACTGTTTCATTATCCGACGAAATACCTTTTACCTTCAATTCTAATTCAATCTCTAATATGATTCTCTCTATCATCTATCCTCCCTAAAATACCGATATATCAGCCGCTGCATTTATTACTCTAACATTTACCTTTCCAGCAATCTTTCCATTATCATCTGCTATTCTTGAAAACTTTACTGCCATTGGAAGCAAATTTGAAACCTTTCTTATACTTCCCCCGGTTCTATCATATACAGCCCTTGATATTCTTTTCAATTCGTCTTCAGTATAGTTGTCTCCATCAAAATATTTACCTACAACTGCCTCTATATCATTTATTTTTGGTTCTTCAAGCAACACTTTTACCACAGTTCTTGAACTTATATATTCATACCCGACATTTTCAATTTGTTTTTGAAGCTTTCTTGTCCCTGCAAGTATCAACCCTACCCCTGATTCATCACATATATTCCTGAGAATATTTATTGAGCTGATCCTCAAATACTCTCCTTCGTCAACTATTATCACAAGTTCTCTCCCTTTTAGCTTCGTTATTATGTCTTCCTTTAGATATTTACTGTGTATATCAAGCTTTAATTCCAACCCGATTTTCTCGATTATTTTCCTGTCACTATCCTTTTCCGCAGCAGTTATTTTTATTGTCCTATTTATATTTCTTCTCACATATTCATTTATTGCCCATGTTTTACCTACTCCCGGAGTCCCAGTGACAAAACCTATTTTCCCTGATTCTGCCATTTTATTACTAAGTGCTGCAGCTACATTTTCCAGTACTGTGTCTATTGTCCAAAATAACTTTCTTGCTGCTTCCGTCTCTGCACAAAAGTCTATTCTTTTTATAAGTTCTGTACGCTGTTCAAGATATTTCAGTATCTTCTCTTCCAGTTCCGGCACATCGCCTTTATATTTTCCGTTTCTATATTCTGATAGTGCCGATGCACTTACCCCTATTAATCTTGCCATTGTATTATAGCTCGTCCCTGTATTCTCACAATGTTTCTCAAGTCTTTCTACTATTGATTTTTCGTCCATTTTATGCCTCCTATATTTTTACTTTTTCCCAGTATTTTATTTTTGCTGGTTTCTCATTTTCCTCTGTTTTTCTCTTTATCTCAAGCCGCTTCATATCTTCTACCGTTATCCCCTTTATATACGGGTCTGTCTCTGTCGCTCTCTTTGCCAATGCCAATTGTTCACTTCTCAATTTTTTCTGTTTTGATTTTACTTTCATGTTTTCTTTGAGTGCATCAATATTTTCAAATCCTGCAGTTCCAGTAAATTCAGCTTCAAACATATATTCGCCTGTTAATTTGTATACATAGATTTTCGATAAGTCTTTCGGGTCATACCTTGCTTCTATCTTCTGCCCTGTATACATACTCATCACATCATTTGAATATACCTGTCTATAGATTGATATTCCGTTCTGCTGTATTGTCCTGTATTCACGGTACATACAAAGCAGCCTTAACTGTTTTGGGTCTATCATTTCTCTTTGTTCTATTGGAAGCCACTCATTCATTGCCTGCAGCGGGCTTCTTCCATTCATCCCCGCTCCTCTATGTCCGCCTCTATTCTCATAATACAGGCTGTTGTCAAACTCTACAAACCGTTCAAATGCCTCACAAAAATCCTCATATGTCGGGGCGTTCCTGTAATCTTTCAATATCTCTTTGAGCTTTTCCGGTCTTTCTGATGTCTTGCCCCCTTTGTATGTTTTGAAAAATTTTGAAAATTCTTTCACATTCTGCCATCGCCTCTCTATCGGCTTTGCCTGTGCATTATACGGGTTTGCATGAGTTACTTCTATCCCTAATGTTTGGTATATTCCGTTTGTTTCTTCCAGTTCCGGGTCTCTGTCTCGTTTTCTTTTATTCCCTTCTATTTGTCTGCTTCTATATGCTTTTCCGTTATCAGTGTATACCTTTTTAGGTTTTCCCCATTTAGTGATTCCATCTTTTAATGCTGACATTATAGCCTCTGTTGTCTCTTCAAATGCAATCACAAATCCTGTAAGCAGATTAGTTTTCATATCCATCCAGGCTATTACCTTCGGAGTTACAACCGCAGGATTGCCTTTTTTATCTTTCTTTGTTGGATGCTGGCACATCATTTCAAAGTCATGTCCATCTGATACCCATATATCGTTTGGCTTTATTTCAAGTTCTCCTCTTGTCACAAACGGTTCATATTTATCTTTGTATTCTTTTTCCCCAAGTCTTCCAAAGTCTTGAAGGTATTGAGGTAAATCTTTTTTTACAAAATTTCTTATTATTCCAGTTTTGTTTTCTGCTATTATCCCTTTTCTCATGAGCTGGTCATTGATTGTCGTCACTTTCAGTTTGTTTTCATTCAAGTACAGTGCTATTATTTCCTGTCTTGCTTCTTCTGATAGCTTTCTTCTGCCGCGTTTTGCTATTCCGTATCTTGGCGCAAGTTCAACAGGGTTAAAGTTTTTAGATTCATATTTTGAATACCATTCCCGGATTGTCCTATCACAAAGTTTTCCCTTAAGTCCTTTCAAATCTGCTATTTTTTCAGGATACAATTCCATAGCATCCTCGGTAAACTTTTTTATTATATCGCCCTTATTACAGCAGCTTTTTTCTAATCTCTTCTCCAGTTCCATACATAGAAAAAGTCTCGCTTCAACAACTTTTCTCTGTTCATTTGTCAATTCGTCAATCTGTTCAGCCTTTTTTTTCTGACTCTCGACAAGCGCTGACTTTGTAGTCTCGTCTTCAACCTCTTCCGGCGGATAATACAAATATATCAGTTTACCTTCTTTTCTTATTTTTTTAGTATTCCATCCCTCTTTTTTTATACGGTAAACTGCTCCCTGTCTTGTTAATTGGAGCATATCTTTTATTTCATTTATATCATATCCCTTTTGCTTCATTAATACCCCCGCCTGCATTTCACGCCTCTCTTTCCAAATGCCCTTTAAAATATACTTTTATTCTATGTATTCCCTTTGTCCCAAATGCTTCCATTGCCTCTTCTATTTTACCTTCCTGCATCAGATGCAGTACCCTTGAATATGACAATGTTGACGGCGTATAACCTTTGTCCGTTCGTATTCCTGCCTTTGATAAATCCATCTGAAACAAATATTGAATACCTCTTAAAGATAAATTGAATAAAACTTTTATTTTCCAGTTTTTGTATCCTTCATAGTACATTTTTTCCCACATTCTTTTATTTCTAAGGCTTGAACAATCAAAAAGACATTTTACTTCTTCCTTTGTCATATAGTTTTTAGGTTTTGATTTCTTTTTTATAGTTGGCAGTTCTACTTTTATTCCCAGGACCTTCTCATAGAAAAATATTACTGCGTTTTGTTTTACTGCCAGTGAATTTACTGCTATTCTATCCCTAAAAAAATCTATGTATCTTTTCAAATCTTTCTCTGTCAATCTGTCCGGTTTCTTATTTGTAAATTTCATGAACTCTTCAACGTATCTTGTATACTCTTTGATTGTTGTATCGCTATATTTTCTATATCTTAGCTCTGACTTTAAGCCTAATAATTCTACCCAATATTCCAATTTTACCGCCTCCTTTAAAGGCATCTTTATCTTTTTAAAATTACGTGCTTGCTTTTATTTTTAATTTTCTCCAATGTTTACAGTTCTTTGTTCTCAAATGTGCGGCGTATGTATAAGATATCCCATATTTATCCGCTATTTCTTTAAGAGTTTTATTTTTGTATTGTGTTTTGGACATTCTGCCATTCTTATTTCTTCTACATCTTTTACTGTCAGCTTATGTTTTCCGCACTTTTCCCCTCTCGCAGCAGGATTAATATTTTTATCATGCCACATTAAATTTGAAGGATGATAGTTTAGTCTGCTTCCATCAATAAAGTAGCATTTCTGTTCTATTACATTGATTCCTACCCACACGCTTATTATCTCATGCATCTCATATTCATATCTTTTCGTATTTATTACAACCCTCACATACGCTCTTTTTTTATTATGTTTTACCTTGATTGTTGGTTCCATTTTTTTCTTATGCGGCTTATACTGACAGATATTACTCCACAACGTCAGCGTTCTCAGGTCTACAAAATACTGTTTTGTCTTAAATAACTCAACAAGTCTTTCATATCGCTCTCTATTCATATCTTTTTAAGCCATTTCTTTATTTCTTTTAGTTCAAATATTACCAATACATTCACTATTACCAATACTACATTTGATACCAAAATCACTTCGCCTACCATACCTCTTGACCTCCTGATTTTCATTGATTTTTTTCGCTTTTTGTAGTATAATTATGTTAGGGATTGGCTTTCTGTAGTCTTGCCGGACTCTTGCAGGCGGTTGATTTTTATTAATTCTTTCAACCTTACCAATCCCATTACCTCTTTTTTTATCTCTTCCTCTCTCTTTTCCATAAAATCTGTCATTATTTCCTCCGGTATTGTCGCTATTTCTTCCATTAATTCTGCAAATCTGACTGCATCGTGACTTACCAAGCAATTTCTGTAAATATTCATTACATCTGCCATTTTAAACGCCTCCTTTTTTTATGTTTCCATACCTTTTTTGAATGTTTAACTATTTGTTTCGCCCCCTTTCTTTTCTTGACTTTCTTACTATTTTTATTGTATACTCTTAGTAAATGTTTCTCTTGGAGGTTCTTATTATGAAAAATTTACCATCTTTAATTCTTTATTTCTATAATTTAAGTCCATATATTTTTAGTTTTATTACCTCTATTGTTTATATTTTTACTTTTCTCAATATTCTTTTAACGATTCGTAAACACATATTTTTCTTCCCTAATCTTAAAATTGTTTTTAATCATTCAATTGTAATAAATGAATATGCTATTATTTATGCAGAAATTAATAACAATTCTACAGAAAGAAATGTTATCAACAGCATTTCCCTTACTCATAAAGGTAAAAAAGTAAGTCCTATTTTGACTTCCATCGACTCATTTTTAGAATCAATAGAAACTACCAGCAAAGCAGATATAAACCATTTTTTTAATAGAAACTCTCATCTTATTCAATATTTGTACTCAAGAAACCTTAAAATCGAGCCTATGGGCACAACTTCTGTACTATGTATTTTCAGATTTGATGAAAAACCAACTTTAAAAAAGTTACAATGGTCCAAATTATCGTTACAATCGCTGCGTAAGTCAATCTCTTTTTTTCTTGGTAATCGTCACTTTGAGCAGCCACATATCTATAGTAGAGAAAAACCACTGTACAAATGATAAAGAATATTAATTCTATAATTTTCATTTTATCTCTCCCTCAGCTTTCAGCCCCATTTCAAACTGTTCAATCGCTTTGTCTATCTGCTCCACATACTCATTATCACTTTTAATCAATGCCATTTTTCTAAGTGTAGCAAGCTCTTTTACCATTGCTTTTACATTTTCCATTTCTACTGATACTGTCACGTTAAGTTTTGCCATATATCTTTTACCTCCATCTTTAATTATCAATCCCTATTAAAACGCTGTAGTGTTTTTCTTTGTCTTCCTTGTCTTCCCAGCCTTGATTTCCTTCTTCTTCTCTTACTCTTATAAACACTGCATGGATTCCAATATCCCCTCTATCTTTTAATACTGCCGTTATTTCTTCGATTGTTGGATATCTTCTTTTTGCAGATATCTCATATACTTCTTGATAACCTTCGATTTTTTCATTCGTATGCCTAAATAGTACCTCGCCTGTTTTTTTCTTCTTGCCGTTAATATATTCTCTGAAAACCAATCTATCAAAACCGTCAATGTATCCAGCATATTCAATCATCTTATATCTTAAGCAGCTTCGGAATAGTTTCACTTTCATACATCATCTCTTTTATCAATTCCCTTTTTTCATCTCTTCTTTCAAGCTCTATCCTTGCCATTATTGCATAATTTGCCAAGTCTAAAAGAGTGTCTGTTATTGTTTCATCTGCCGTTTCTTCCTGATTTTTCAAAAGCATCTGCTTCAATCTTCCCAATTTATCTTCCAATCTGATACACAAAACAGGCTTTCCGTATTCTGTATATGTTTTTGCAAAGTTGTCCCCGTATTTCTTGTTTTTCTCTTCATATACTTTTGCCATTTCCTCAGTCATTTGTTTAAATCTTTCTATTTTATCCACTTATTCCCCCTCCTTCGTTGGTTTTATCCCTGCTTTTTTTCCTCTGTTTTCCAATCTTGTTACGCATCTTTCCATAGCATCAAGCTTATCATTCATTTCTTTGAATTTCGTATCCATTTTTTCTGTCATTTCTTCAAGGCTTTTGTTATTTCTTCCCATTTTTATTTCAAATTCCTGTGCTTTCATACTATTCTCACAAACTGTATCTTGTCTTTGCCATTCGTTGAATTTCTCTTCACATATTGCATTTATTCTTTCTGAAAAGTTCAATTCAAGATTATTAAATCTTTTTTTTACATCCTCTACCATTTTATTCAAATCTACTCTTACTTCTTCTCTATATTCTTCTGACCTTTCACCTATATCAAGTATTTGCGATAATTTCTTATATAATTCAATCGCCTGTGCTTTCACTGCTGCCAATTCCATCGGATAGTTCTGTTCTTTTACCTGCGGAACTGTATAACTCCCTGTCTTTCTGATTGACGGTAATACCTCTCCTGTTACCCATTTCTTGAACTTCTTTGCTTCCGGCTTGTTGCTTGTCATTATTAGAGAATATAAACCGCTCTCGTTTATAAACCATGTATCTCTATTCTTGCCGGAAACATTTACTTTCTGCATTATCTTTTCATCTTCATCAAGTCTTTCAAGGCTCATGGCTACATTTTGTAATTCTAATATATCACATACATCTTTTGCTAAAAACCAAATCTCACCATCATCCAGTACTGTATTTACTTTCATTCCTTCATTTTCAAATACCATTAAATCCATATTTTACCACCTCCTTATTTTTTTAGTTTCTCCATTTCTTCTTTTGACTTTGGAACTATTTTTGTGATTGCTTTTTCCGTTGCAGTTCTTTCTTTTACAACTATTTCTTTGTTATATTTGTTAAGTTGTGCAATCATCGTTTTTTCTTCAAAATCCCTTAATTCCTTCACTTTTTTACTTGCCATGTTTTCCTCCTTATTTTTCAGTTCAAAATATACGTTTTTTTCATCTTTCCTATTAACACTAATACAATTCGTTCCCGCACATTCTCTTCTACCAAATATTTTACATTCACTACAATCTCCATCATCATTTACTTCTTTACAAATTACCTCCATTCCAGTAGAAGTTGTAAATGTTTCTCCTACTTCATAATACTTCCCATTTTCATCATCCATATTCTCCTCCTTTTCTCTTATTTTTAGAAATTCATGATATAAATAATTCTTATACCATCACTTTTTAGAACTAAAAATCCCTACTTTTTTACCTCAAATAACCTTTGATTGAATTGACCTCGAATACTCTCGAACACTTTTTTTAAGAAACTTTTTTTTCTTTCAACTTGAAAATCATCTCGCCTTTTTCTTCATCAAGTTCTACCGGAATCGAATCTCCTAACTCTAATCCAAGAAAATCAAGCATTTTCTTAGGTATTAATACGTTATTACTTCCTCCATATTTGTAGACTCTAAACAGTCCTAATACTTTTCTCATTTGTTTTACCTCCCCTCGTTTTTTATCCGTCCACTGTGGACGTTATTTATATTACCACATACCGTCCACTTTGTCAAATACTATTTTTTATTTTTTTTTATTTTTTGTGATATAATTATATAGGAGAGGAGTGATTAATGTGGAAAACATTGAAAATAAATGGTTAGAGTTGGGAAATTTTATTAAAAAAACAAGAGAAAAAAGAGGTTGGTCTGCTTATTATGTTTGTAAAATTTCTGGTTTTAGTGATTCGTATTGGTCTAAAATCGAAAATGGAAAAAGACCAAATTTAAACAATGAAGTACTTCAACAAATAGCCAAAATACTTGAAATAAACTACCTCGATTTATATAAAATAGTGGGCTACATTGATGATAAATCAGCTATTGAATATGTTGCAAAGCTTAAAAACCCTCCAAAAGAAGCAGACACAGAAGAAAACTGTGAGGAATCCTGTGAAACACTCCCCGCTTTCCATCTAAAACACAATCTCCGCCGTTTCTACAGTCCTTTCAAAAACTATGAACTCGAAAACCTTGATAAAAAAAGCTTTTGTCCTCTGTTTGAACATGTTGCAGCAGGACACGGAGCTATAAACTACGGAGAACAGACAGGATCTCGATATGTACCAGAGCCGTACCGGAGAAACGGAATGAGAGGCTTTACAGTAGACGGAGACTCTATGCTTCCAGAAATCAAACCCGGAAGCATCGTCTATATCGTTGAAAATCCTGATATTTCTAATTATCATGTGGGAGTCTTTGTTGTAAATGATGAGTATTTTGTGAAAGTTATCTGCATGGATGACAACGGAATAACTCTTTTGTCTATCAATCCAGACTATAAGCCCATAAAAATCAAGCCTTCTGATGTTTTTGCAGTAGTCGGCGAGGTCATATGTGTAGAAGAAATGACAGATGATAAAAAAGACAAACAGGATTAATCCTGTTTGTCTTGATTTGTTAATATAGACAATCTTTTCAGCACACGGCAGAAAGGAGTAACCAATGAATAAAACACAAGTTTCCTCAAGTAATCTGAGTTCTGTAGGCTATGATAGTGCAACTAAAACTCTCGAAGTTACTTTTAATTCTGGTATGACCTATCAATATTTTAATGTGCCAAAATCAGAGTATGACAGTTTGATGTCAGCAGCTTCAAAAGGTAGTTATTTCAATAACAATATTAGAAATAGCTACAAATATCAACAAATCTAATCCTTTACAACAAATACCGAAGCAACACCTTTGATTTCTAACATTTTTTCCTCATAAGGATTTACAAAAAAGAATTCAATTCCTTCTCTACTCTTTAATTCCTCACAAAGTTCTGCCGTAGTTATGCTCTTCAAATCAATTGCCGTGTGCTGTCCTTTTTCTTTTTCCATGTTACTCACCTCCAAATTTGATATACTTATTATATCACTTTCACCTAATCAATGTGCATCAAATGATTAAAAAGATTTATTTGAATGTAGTTTGTTTGTAAATTGTGGAAAACTATTGTGTTTTTTGTAAAAACAACAATGTAGTGTTTTCAAGGGTTTGCTTTATATGCTTTTATTACGATGCAAATACATATTATTTTTTATAAAGTTGCATTTGGTTTTGCCAAAATGGAGCAAAGTCAATGAAAACAGTGGTTCAGTATGCAAGAGATTTCATGTCAACTTTTGCAGCTTTTTGCAGGCTTAGACATGGTTTTACTTGCATGTATTTTTGCGTTTTTATCGTTTTAAATGGCTGTAAGCGTTGACAGAACAGACTTAGAACGGCGTCAATGGTTTTGATGGTTTTATCGAACAGTGAAGCGTTTATGAAGAGAAATACATCTTTTTGAAGAGTTTTCTGGCAGAACTAAATGACAGCAAGAAAATAAAAAACACGTCTAAAGCCTTGACAAAACAAGGTTAGAACGTGTTTTTGTTTTTTTGGGTTTTGGAAGAAGTAAATCCCCCCCTACACCTAAATTAAAAATTTTTTAAAAATCTCATT